AATAGGACGATCAAAGAGATTAACAATCTCCTGATTATGGTTGTTAACAACCGCAGTAACACGCTTGTTCTTCTTAATGTTCGTAAGAGCATTGTGAAGTGGTGCCCACTGTGAACTATCATCTTTAATCTCGTTGACAAGCTGATCCTTGACACCAAGAACTCCAAGAAGACTCTTCAAGGAAGTGCTTGATAGACGATTATTGTTATAAGAGAAGTTGTTTCCGTTCTTCTCGATGGACTCAATATCCAGAGGGGCGAGGGTATAGCCCTGCAGTGTCTGGCGAATGTCGTTACTCTTAGCGACGAACTTATCTAGTGTTGTTGTACTCATGACTCTTTTATATTACAGGCACTAAAGAATGAATTCAAGAATTATTTTTGGAATTCCAGGAATTTTTTTACCAGTGCCGGATAACACCGGCTACAATAAAGAAGTTTGTAATGATATACACAAGGACAATCAAAGTACGCACGGTAGCAATAGCATCTGCTTCTCTATCGTGCTTACCTGCTTTATCTCCTAGAGCTTTTGCCCAAACACGCCAGATTTTATTAATAATCATATTTTATTAAAGAGTTCAGCTGTACAATTCCAATCCTTTTGGTTCCAATCCACAAGAAGTACATCAATACCTGCTTGTTGAGCTAACAGACATACTTCAACACTATCGTCAATATGGAGAGAACTATTGAGCTCTTTGAGAAACGGGGTTTTATTCTTACCTTCAGTAGAGACGACCGATATAATTGGAAGTTCGTAAAGCTTAATAAGATCCCAACATTCAGAGATATATTCTTTCCTACGGAATGTTACGACATGAATATCAAATCCTTCTTTTGCTTTCTCTCTTACAAGATTATGTACACGAACAACAGGTTCAGCACTCGCTCCAGTAGGAATCCACAATCCTCCGGAACTACTCGTTGTAGGATCGGAGAAAAGCGTGTCGTCAAAATCGACTGTTAATACCAGATTCATGATTAATAGTATATAATCAAATAAAAATTATAGCAAGAAAAAACCCTTACCACCTGATCAGGGTAGTAAGGGTGAGTTCGAACTCTGCTTTTCTATTTCTTTATCTCTCTGCATTTTAGGGAGAGCGACTCCTTTCCGGACTTGAGACCGGCAACTGGTAGCATTGCTAAAGAAATTAAAGGTTATGTATTGAGCTTTATACTAGTATTTGTCTCAAGCTTCAACGGGCCTCGGCATGGAGCCAAGTACACCGTCTAATTCCGTGTTTACTAAACTGTTAGGATCAAAGCTTACCAAGGCATTTGGCTCCCCTAACTTGAATAAGACTTACTAACACACCAACGGACAACTCAGCCTTACCCCTCTCACGGACGTAGTGGCCTACAACGTGAGAGTGTTAAATTTGGCAGGGCCGGGAATCGAACCCGGAATCTTGTGGTTATGAGCCACACGACTTAACCGTTTGTCCACCCTGCGTTAAAATTTTCTATCAAAGATCAATTCTTATTCTTTTAATATAGTGTCTGAATAAGGATGTGGCAAGTAAAATTTTGTGAGTTCCTTTGTCCTAAAAACTTGAAGCGTCCTTCATTATGTATTAGTTTTGTATGAACTTACGACGAACCGGTTCCATACATACAATAATTGTAGAGAGGGTTTTGCCGATTACTGTTAAATTTATTTATATAATAGCTTGTTTATTTCTTTTTTGCAAGCATTTTGTGTAAAATAGTTGCAACCTGTTTTACTTTTATTTTTATAAACGCATTGTGTGATGTTAAATCTTTCACAACTATTAATTTAATACCTAATTGTTTACATAGTTTTAACTTTTGTCTATCTTTTATGTTATATCGTTCTAAAAGGCTACCTTTAATTTGTTTGTAATGGAATATACCATTCCATTCAATTGCAAGATTTAATGATGGTATATATACATCTAACTCTAAACCATTAAGCATTTTACGGTCATTATATAGTACAATCAAATCAGGAAAAGTTTGTGTTATTGTATTTTCAAGCAATATTTCAGCCTTGCTACGATTACCTTTAATATTTTGGTTGTTAACTTTATTGCGACATACCCCACTACAAAATTTACTTTTTTTTGACGTTTGCGAAAATAGTTTATTACAATAGCAGCATAGTATTTCCTTTTTTGTTTTAGATCTACAAGCATTCGAACAAAATTTTCTTTTATTAAGTTTAGCTGGCTCACTATAACATATTTTATTACAGGTAATACACGTAAAAGTATTTTTTATACGAACTACCTCGCTTCTTTTACGGTTGCTAGCAGTAGCAGCGCATTTATGGTTGCAGTATATTTTATTTTCTGATGGCTTACTTACTATCTCTTTGCTGCACTCTAAGCATATTTTAATGGTTCTTTTAACTCTTCTTGCTTTTGATGCGCATAATGTTGAACAAAATTTTAACCGCTTACCGTTTAGCGCACGTTGTAGTAATAAGCGTGTACATTTAAAATTATTTTTACACGTAGGGCATTTTATATCAATAAGATTTGTTTTTGCCTTATTTTTGTTATATTGCTCTATATTATATTCTATCATACGAATATTTATGGCATACCATCATATTTTTGAACCCGTATTGCAACAAATCCGCAAAGACTTGAACTTTGACCTATTCTTTTGGAGAGAATTATGCTACCAATTACACTACGGACTTTTACAATTGAAAATGGAGCTCCGTGTCAGAATCGAACTGACAATTTCGCGTTACAAAGGCGAAGTTATACCATTTAACTAACAGAGCATTTATTTATCTATATTAACACCAAGCACCAGATTGGGCAAGCTATTTCTCAAAATGTTCTTCTTTTAATTTAGCGTTCCAAATCTTTGCATCTTCTACGGAATTTGGATTAATGTTTTTATAATCACCTAAATGACCGACAAGTAAATGGCAAATAATTCCATAACTTGCACATTCACACAATGTTATCAAATTATTTGGATCAAGTTCTAGTTCAGGGTGTAAATGAAATGGTTTAATATGGTGAACGTTAAGTTGATGGGTATCACCGCATACTTCACATTTAGGATGATTTTTAAGATGCTCTTTACGAACCTTTGGCCATTCATTTGAACGCTTAGGTCCACCTGCAGGTATTTTACCTTTAGCGACATCGAGTGTATGACTTAAGCGTGTGGATGCCATACAAATATTTAATTGTTTCCAAAGAAATTCGCTTTATCTATAACAAAATCATCACCGTTATCTTCAAATACCTTTTTAGCTAACGCTGCTGGGTTATCTTTTATACTAATATCTGCTTTCCATGAACCTGTATTATCATATATCCAGAGATTAGTACTATTTTTAGGATATATGTATTCAACAAACATATGTCCGTAGATATGATTGGTATGCTCACTCGGAACTGTAAATAAAACCTTTACAATTCTTGACCATATACCGTATCTATCAAAAGTTTCTTTAAAAAGTAATGCTGATACAAAGCAAGAATTTGGTTCTTTCTCAATAGCTGTTTCAGGATTCTCAAGTGGTGCTGTATCACGAGAAAGAGATATATTTGAAGGCACTACAAATAGTAATACCATACATATCATAAAGATAAAAAAAGTACGTGACATGTACTTTAATATTTAATAAAAAATTGGTGGAGAATAAGGGAATTCAACCCTTGACCCCGCAGTGCAAATGCGGTGTTTTAGCACTAAACTAATTCCCCAAAAAATTATCTATTATTTCTTTTATATTATTAAAGAATGGTATCGCCGCCTTTTCGTTAAAAGTTGAAAGTGACGATGTATCTATAGAATATAGACTAATATTCCTTTCTTTGCAAGCTTTTTGTTTTAGTACATCGTTATTTTGTATTCGTTTAAGTAAGGTAGACCCATGTATATTCCTATAATGAAAAATTCCATTAATTTCAAACGCGATATTTAATTGTGGTATAAAAATATCTAATTCAGATTCAATAGCATCTTTTTTATTAAACATAAATTGTAAATTTGGATATTCAAATATTAATTTATCTTCTAACCAGACTTCTAATTTTGATCGTCTCGTACCATGAGTTTTATGGGTATTATTATAAGATGCACTGCAATTTAAGCTACAAAATGTTTCGTAAATACTTTTAACTGATTTATTGCAATTTTTACAAGGTTTTATATTAACAGGATTTTTACTACATACATTAATATGCTTATTAAAATTTTCTGCTCTTAAATTTTTTTCACAGAAAGAGCATTGCTGTCTTTTATAATCTACTTTTTTATGCGTCCATCTAATATGATTAGCGTACGATCTAATATTTGAAAAATTTTCATTACAAATATCGCATGTTTTCATTTATATTATTTATGTCTGGAGACGAGAGGAGTCGAGGATTAACAAACAAAAAGACCCAGATCTTAAGATCTGGGTCAAATTGGTGGAGGCGAGGGGACACTTAATCTTTAATTTTCACTAAAGCGTGGACTATATCTTCATCCTTGCGGATGTTGGATGCTCTAGCCGGTACTCCGGTAGTCTCTGCACCTTCCTATTTCTAGGCTCGGCTCAGTATTGCCATATTACTTTCGCAATTTAGGTTTCACTGAATTCTTCCAATTTATACATTATCTATTGCTAGATAAGTCGACCTGCTTGTTGATCGAACCCCTGTGTTTATACTGTTCTATTTGCATCTCTACACGCTTAGCCGGCTTTCGTACTTTGGTTGACTAAAGGTAACCAGGCACCAGCGACCTATCCATGTTTAGAGTCCTACCTGTATGTGTGAATAACGACCACATACCACCGCTTGCACTTAATTTTTAGGTATCACAAGTCCTACCTTACCTATTATTTTTCCAAAAGCTTTAATAGGATCTACTTTTGGTTCCTTAGGCAGCGATAGCGAGAGGAGCCATTTCGTCACAGAGACAGAACTCTGTGATTGTGTTGACTGCCTTCTTTACCTTGGCGAGGATTGCTTTGACATTAGTCTTTGCATTTATGTTTTAATCGATTTTTTCAGTGCTGATACTCCCTTTAAGGTAAACTATTGCACTATGTAAATTTGTAATAGAATCTTTTAGTAACCCTAATGCTCTATTACAGCTATTACACAATAAACCTCTGACTTTGCCTGTTTTATGATCGTGATCAACAGCTAATCTACACTTTTTATTACTTTTCGAATAATGTCCGATATCTGTTTTACAGATTGCACAGCAATTATTTTGTTGAAGTAATATTTTGTTATATTGCTCTTCATCTAGACCAAATTTTTTTAATTGATGTTTGTTTGTATGCAACGCTTTGCAATTTTTACATGAATAACTAGCATTCACAATTTCTAATCTCGTAAAGCTGTTTTTTATGTTTTTTTGACCGCATCCTTTGCATACTACAGTATCATTTAAATTAATAGGTTCGTAGAGTTTTTCGTCCCATAAAAGAAGTTTTATTTGACCAAATGGTATATTAACGTTTTTTTGTATTTTACGTATTGATACACCACTTTTAAAGTCAGCAATAATTTTTTCTTTTATAGTCATAGTAATCTGCTAATATTATTTATAGCAGATTAATAATTATTTTACCCTAAAGGGAATACCAGCACATAGTGGCCCTTCGATTAACCACTACGTGCAATACAAACTTCAAGTATAAGTCGAAGCCAGTACGCCCCCAAAATTATTTATCAAAGATCAAATCAAAGTCTATACAATACCCAACTAATCCTGTTAGAGATAGCTGTATTTGCTTTTAACAAAAAACTAATTGTATTACAGTAAATTTTAAACTTGCGTAAAAATTTTATCGTTTTACGATAGATAGAAGCTTCTTTTTGTTTAAGCTCCTTAGCCCATTCAATATTTCTTAATATGCGGATTTTAGCAGACTCTTTTTCAGTTTTTACAAGTTTGATTTCTGTAAGCTTACCTTTAACAAACTCAGCTTCAAACTCTACCCACCAATCATATCCATCGAGATCTGTTTCGTTTTCCAAAACATCTGAAAAAATATTACGATTGCTTTTATTGGTAGAAAAATTGTGATAAAATCTTATTTTACCGGTATGTTTTGTATCAAACCATTCTGAAGATACCTCTTTCATGTATCCTTTGAGGAAGGCTCCCTCATCATCAACCCATTCACGTGTTACCTTAAGATAACGAAGCTTACCGGTCTTAGTAATTTCGTATGTCGACATGGTGTTCTCTAAATCTTTAGTTTGAAAGTCAAACTCTTCCCACTTAATATCCGTTATAGCTTTAAGCTCTTTATTAAGAGGTAAAGCTTTTTTAACCAAGATTGTATCAAACATGCCTATAGAGATACCCTCACTTTCTGTTGCTGTTTGACACTATTATCAAATAGTCGAGCATAAATATTATTGTAATGGCTCATTTCTATATATTATATTGTATTACCAATAAAATCAACGGAAAATTTTATATAGGTGTACATCAAACTGAAAACATTCATGACGATTACTATGGATCTGGTAAGTTAATAAAAGCTGCTATAGCTAAATATGGTATTGAAAATTTTAATAAGGAAATTTTACATGTATATACAAAGAAATCTGATGCTTATAAAAAAGAAAAAGAATTAGTAACGGAAGAGCTTGTAAAAAATAAACAATGTTACAATATAAAGGAAGGAGGTAGAGGCGGATTTGATCACATAAGACGTGTTAATTTACACTTTTCGAGCAGAAATAAAAAAGTTATCCATAATCCGATAACAAATCAACAAACAAAAGTAAAGCCCGAAGATATCGAAAAGTATATCGAAGAAGGCTGGATATTAGGATTTAAACCTGATGCAATACAAAAAATGTCTTTATCAGGTAAAACAAAAATACAAAGTAAAGAGCACAAGCAAAAAAACTCAGAAGCAAAAAAGAATAGCTTACGTATGCATGATCCTAAAACAGGAAAACATAAATTTGTTAAGCTAGAATTAGTAGAACAAATGAGTGCTCAGGGTTGGCAACCATTTACACACGGAAAAGGTTATAAAAGTATATATTTTCCATTAACAATGGAACAAAAAAGAGTGTCTCCCGATAATCTAAATTTATGGCTTGATAAAGGATGGTGTTTAGGATTTAGCCCGCAAGCAAAAGCAAATATGAGTAAAAAACTATAAATAAATGCAATTACTTTAATGTATTATTAATTGCTTTATTAGCATATTGTTTAAAAGTTGGTATTTTATTGTCTATTCGTTTTTTAGCTTTATTAAGTTCAGTTGTAAGAAAATTCTTAACTTGTTGTATATTATTAAAACTATCAGTACGCATTTCTATAGCAATACCACCGGCATCTCTCCAGGCCTTTATATACGGTGGAAAATCATCAATAAGTATATTCGGTTTACTATCTGTTGTAGCGTATTGAGCTTTACTCTGTGGAAAGTACATTTCATCAGGTAATGGATTTAAGTGTTTATGTATCCAAATACGTTTACCGTTCTCTGACGCTTTAGAATCAATGCCAGCAGGGTGTGAACAAATATTATATCCACCGAATTCTTTCACAACAACATTAATAATCTCTTTTGTCAATTCACCATTCTTACCAAATAACGGTAACGTAGCAAAGAATTCTTCTACATCACCAAAATTTTCAATAAAATGATCTCTATCATACCAGATTTTTTTTGCTATAGTTTTTTCTTCAAGTGTTAATTGCTTATATGGTTTGTTATAAAGTTTAAAGCTGACAGCACTAAACAAATCAGCTAACAATCCATCCATATCGAGAAAAACTTTCATTACTTTCGATCCTTTCTATGTGTTCTCTTCCACCATTTACACCAACCATCAGGCTTAATAACACCAAATACAGCAGAACATTTATTTGGTGGTCTCCACATTGTGCAAACATCGCAACGATGACCATTAACGGGATGAGCCACATAGCCTGCCTTCTGTTTAGAGTGCATGTGCTCGGTAAGTAATTTTTCAAATAGTGCTTTAAAGTTCATTATCGTTTTTCAGTTAAAACAACACAAAATTGATAGAGAAAATAACCTTTGAAATGTCTATTTACAAGTTCCTTTTTTGAACTCACGACAAGTTTATTTTCTGTGACTGCAAATTGTTTGGTTTGTTCTTCAAGATATTTTTGTGCTTCTTCTGAAGTCGTGTAATATCCACTCCATTTAATAATATTGCGATCTATCTTTGGAGCGGTACCGTAGTGCGGTGTGTTATCAAAAAGAGTCATAGCACTAAATATTTATTCTTCTTTTATAAGAATGGTGGGCAGAGAAGGACTCACTGTTATATATAAAAGATTTACATATGTAAAACATTAAATATTATTATATGAAATGCGTCGAATGCAAGCAACCTTTAATAGGAAAATGGAAGAAAAAATTTTGTAGTCACGCATGCGCGGCAATCTTTAACAATAAAATAAGAGGTTGCAGAAAAGATGTAATTTGTAGTGATTGCGGGGTGGTTTTTAAGGTTGCGAACTGGATACGACGAGCAAAATTTAAATGTATGTGTTGCTCGAGCAAACCGAAAATTATTAAGCAGCCTACGCAAAATATAAAACATTGTAAAGTGTGTAGAGTTGAGTTTGTTTCAAAACATAATCGATTATTTTGTAGTGATGATTGTTGGAAGCAACGCAGTAGAAAATACAACAAAGTCTGTAAGCGTTGCAGCAGTAATTATAAGGCAGAGAAAAAAACATCGAAGTTTTGTTCGCGAAGCTGCAGAAGCTTATTTCTCAAATTACATGTCTTCGCACATACGAGAGGTGGACAATCTCGATCCAAGATAGAAAAATATATCTCTTCGCGACTTATAAACGATTTTCCTGATATCGATTTTATATTTAACGATAAAAATACAATAGGGTTAGAACTTGATATCTTTATACCTGCTCTGCGAATGGCGTTCGAGCTAAACGGTATATTTCACTATCTCCCGATATATGGTGAAAATACACTCACCAAAATACAGGATCGTGATAAGCAAAAAACAAATATATGTCATGAGCGTGGTATAGAATTAGTAACTATAAATCTTGGAAGCGGTGGGTTTACCAAAAAGCACGCTACAGAGATCTACAATTTAGTTTATACCCTTGTAAATCGTAACAAAAAGAGAGCTTGGGCCGTCTAGGAATCGAACCTAGCCCTACCTTTCGGTAATTTGGTCTACAGCCAAATCCGCGTCCTTAACGGTGTACCGACCCGTAGCTCGTAAAAATTAACTCCAAAAGAAGTGACGATACTTAATAAGTTGTGTCAAGATTTCACTATCTTTATCTTGAATAAGTTGCTCAAGACGATTTACCTCTCCATAAAGTTCTTCATAAGATTCTGTACGTTCTTTCATTCTAAAGAGCTTTTTACCGTTATGTGTTTCATCTGTCTCTTCAAACCATTCTTCCATCGGTCGTAGAGGCGGATATGCATTATTCATATCCTTCTCTAACTGTGGCCGTTCAATAGTAATATAATCATAGGCAGATTCAAGCCATTTAGCAAACTGAACTGCATGCTCACCCGTACCTTCCCAATCTGTATGACCGTGAAGATATTCACCTTCATAAAACCCTTTAACAAATTCAAAATTTACAATCTCAATAAGATGTGATGTATCAACCCACGTACGTGGAATTGCTTTACGATAACGCTTATTCTGCGGTGCAAAAATTGGTCGAATGTTGTCGTAGTAACGCATCCTCCATCTAAAAGGAAGAATATCCCATACATTACGAATACCAAATTTATCGTCCATAAAGTCTCTAAGCTTACGACTAAAAGACTTTTCGTAATTTGTGTAGTCAGAGAAATCACAACGAAGCTTATGATTTCGTGCTTGAAATTTTTCCGGTGTCATATTATTGAGTATAGCTTCTCAATATTTCTTTACAAGCTTTCCTTTTACCTTAAGAAAGCCTTCGACTTTACCGGTAACTTTAGGGAAGTTCTCTTTATATTTTTTAGTGTCGCTTACGCGTGATTTTGATCCTTTGCCAGACATAGTTTTAGTGTTTAGTTATAATTGCTTCGACTTTATTTACCCTCCAACGGCACTTATTTCCACGGAGATTATTCTTACTAAGCTTACCTTCTGTAGTAAGCTCACGAAGAAGCCATCCAGCACGCGAGGCATCGACATTCAAAGCCGTACAAACGTTAGCAATAGAGATCTTACCCTCCATACTAAGAATCTGCTTACGAGCTTCTTCTTTCCTATCAGCTTTCTTATTCTTACCTGAAGTATTCTCTGCAGCTTTTGCCGCAGTAAAGTCATACCCGCGACTAGTAAACGCACAGGTATAGTCAATACCAGGACCGAAGCGATTCTTCGTAAAATAGATTCGACGAAGACCAGGATCCTCATCCGAAATCTCTACAAAGATATTGACATCAACAGCATACGTCAAAAGATTCGTACCCTTAATAACACCACCCTTAGTCAAATGACAGATAATCAAAACAACGCACTCAGTTTCCTTAGCACGGTTAATAAGAGTCTCGATAAATTCCTTCTCTTCCATACCACTCTTATCGACAGCGTGAAAGGAGTCAATGACAATGACATCGACATCATTCATAAGACTAATAATCTTCTTAGCATTAGACTCGTTACAAATACCGACATCTTCAATACCAAGACGCTTACAGGCAAAGGCAACCTGATGAATAGACTCCTCTGCCGATACAAATCCGACCTTATGACCATTCTTCGTCATTCCGTTAAGAATCTGAAGAACCATCGT